TGTCCGGTGAAACAGGGGCAAGTCCAGGCAAGTCGCAGTGATTGCCGCCTTGAATGACTCGTGTGGAGCACTCAATATTTTCAACGACAGCATTGCCCAGTCTATGCCCAAACGCCCGCTGGACATTCTCGATGTGAGGGAAGTATTGGGGCACATAACCCTAATAAATCAGTATCTTGAAGAGAGGCCCCAGTACCTCACCATTACGGATCGTACGGCGATGCGCGCGAGTGTCAGCGTCAATCTCCCCGGCGCGGGTTCTCGCTGTACTTTCAACCCATCCGATCCGGAGCATTTTGAGCAGCGCCGCCTGGTTTGGGATCACTTATTCAGAACATACGCGAGCCAAATGACGCCAGAGCAGCTATCCTATCTTGATGCCGGCACGCTAAGCCCCTTGGGGCGCATATAGCGAGGAGAGGGCCAGGATGCCCTCTCCTTCAAAGCAATGTTCTTCTTGGAAATCTCTCCAGAACCTCAATCGAACTGGTGACATCTGCACTACGTGCGAAGACTAGATGCCCAGCGAGTGACGGATGGCCGCAGCAGCTACCGAAACGCCAATTTTTTCGGCTTTGTCGAGGGCCCACTTACCTGCAGATTTGAGATAGGACGTGGCCTGACCTTCCTGCTCTGCCTCGATAGCCTTCGACGCCTCGTTGAGGTTGCGAATAGCCTCAACGCTTTCCGGTCGATCGATTTCGCTTGCAAGCGATAGCTTCAGCTGATCGAGCTCCCTCATAAGCTCTTCTTTGTCTTGGCCAAGAACAATTTTTCGATTGTCTTGGTTTACAGAAAAATTCGAAGCAGTGGTGCCATCACCTGCGACCCCTACAGGGCCGTGGAAATGCGTTTCCTTCTTGGTCATTTCTCCCTCCAGATTTAGAATTATTCGTTTCGCCGCCTCATCTTCAAAGAGGTCACTGGATGCCAGCAGCCATCGTAGGTTGCGGCGCGCGCCGAGCAGACGCAAGCTCCGCTCGAGATCCTGAAGCCGAGATTCGTCAAACAAACCGACAAAGGTCTTCCGGATTTCTTCATAATCATCAGCCTCCATGCCACTACGTGGGCGCTTTCGGCCATATAGTCGCAAAAGACATTCATTCAGCCTCTCGGCGAATATCATTCTCTGATCTGGAGGGAGCGAAGACAGATCGTTGTTAATTATGAAGCTCATCGCGCTTCGCAGAAAGAGCGCTTCCAAATAGAGTCTTCCTAGCACAATCCGAGACTTGCGAACATAGAAGTCTTTTGATGCACTTTCTCTCGGCAGGATGAAATTGTGGCACGTTAAATTATGGCTAACGGAAATAGGCTTATAGAATATCCAGTGCTTATCACTTATAAAAGTTTGCCAGCGCCTATGAAAGGCATCAAGAGAATGCTGGTTTCCCTCTTGAAAGAGTATTGGGTCACCACTGAACGTTGCCGGTTCCCACGGCAGGCTCTCAAATTCGGCAGACGTGATTGAGGATCCGCCCAAGGCGAATGTGCGTGCAAGGTAGGGTCCTGATGCGCCCAGTCTCACCTTAGCGCCGCTTGGAAAATGACGTGACGAGATTTCAATATTGAGAACTTTTTTGCAAATTTGCTCCGCCTTCAGCGGGTTTATTTCGCCATATCTGTTTCCTTGGAGCGAAAAAAGGAAAGAAACGTAACCGCAATAGGTTCCGTCAAAATACAGTCTCTTTCTGACGCATTTTGCATAGAGGCCATCGACGTCAAACTTCGCAGACTTTCTAAACTGACAAATGTCTGACTCACCAATCCATCCGGGCAGGCCCTTTAGTGGTCGAGGAATGACCTTCCCGAAGTTTCGTTGGAAGACTTGGCCGTTGGCAGATGCAAGCGCGGTCGCAGCCGGCCAAGTAGGTACCTCTAGCAGCTTTGGCCCATCCGCTTGAAGGGAGCGGAAATCGATAAAGGGAAGAACGGCTGAGAGAAACATAGTTGCGATACTTAGTTAATGGGAAGAGGTGCGTAAAGCATCCTCTCCCCAAGTGGGCTTTCGCCTGATATGCGAGAACAGGATTTGAACCTGCGACCTTCAGCTTGTGAAGCTGACGAGCTACCGGACTGCTCCATCCCGCGTACCCATACGGGCATACAGCCTCGGGATCTTGTGCCCCTCGGCTAGGTGCACTCTAGGGCATCGGCTGGGCCAAGCGCAACGGTCGATACCAGGCATGCTTCGTTAAGGGTGAGATTGGGCGCGTCAGCATTCCTCCCGTCTCCCCTCCCTCCACCCTCCCGTTCTCCTCCCCTCGCACACCCCAGTCTCGTTCGCAGGCATTCGGCCAATCGCGAAGGAGACGACGATGTCAGTCACGCATCTCAACCAGGTCGAGCTGGCGGCTCGATGGAAGATCAGCCCGCGCACGCTGGAGCGCTGGCGTTGGACCGGTGAGGGCCCCGCCTTCATCAAGATCGGCGGCCGGGTCGTGTACCGGCTCGAGGATGTCGAGGCCTACGAGGCCAACCGGCACTGCTCGAGCACGGCCGACAAGCCCGCCGTGAAGCTGGCGTGAGGGGGCGGCCATGACGATCCCCAACCGCATCTCCCTCGACGACATTCCCACCATGCCGGTCGGCGAGATCGCCGCTCTGCCGGGCGACCAGCTGGCCCTCCTGAAGCAGGACGCCGACGAGCGGCTGCGCGCTGCCAAGAGCCTCAGCGACTGGCTCGATGGCGCCATCGCGCTGAAATATGGCGACCAGGCGCAGGAGGCGCGCCACGCGGAGGGCAAGGACACCGGCACTGTCAGGATGCAGGACGGCCCGGTCACGGTAGTCGCGGAGCTCGCCAAGCGGGTCGATTGGGACCAGGCAATGCTCGCCGGTCTGGTCGAGCGCATCCGGGCCGATGGCGCCGATCCCGCCGAGTACGTCGACATCGCGTTCAGCGTCCCCGAGCGCAAGTACACCGCCTGGCCCACGGACATCCGCCAGGAGTTCGGGCCCGCGCGCACGGTCCGGACGGCCAAGCCGAAGTTCCGGCTGCTGCTCGGCGAGGAGGTGCGCTGATGGCCATCTCGCTCGCATCCCTGCAAACCTCGACGGCTCTGCGGCCGCCGCGCGTGCTGATCCACGGCGTCGCCGGAATCGGAAAATCCACCTTCGCCGCGTCCGCCGACGCGCCGGTGTTCGTCCTCACCGAGGACGGGCTCGGCAAGCTGCAGGTGCCGCATTTCCCGTTGGCGACGAGCTACGCTGAGGTCGCCGAGGCGCTCGACGCCCTGCTCGACGAGGACCACCCCTATTCGACGGTGGTCATCGACAGCGTGGACTGGCTGGAGCCGCTGATCTGGGCCGAGGCCTGCCGGCGCAACGGCTGGCAGTCGATCGAAAGCCCCGGATTCGGCAAGGGCTACGCCGAGGCGCTGAACATCTGGCGCGAGTACATCGACAGGCTGAATGCGCTCCGCGACCGGAAGGGCATGGCGGTCATCCAGATCGCACACACCGACATCAAGCGCTTCGACAGCCCCGAGCACGAACCCTACGACCGCTACGTGATCAAGCTGCAGGCTCGCGCCTCCGCGCTGCTGCAGGAGCACTCGGACGTGGTGCTCTTCGCCAACTACCGGATCTCGGTCAGCAAGTCCGACGTGGGCTTCAACAAGAAGGTGACCCGGGCGCTCGGGTCCGGTGCGCGCGTCATGCACACCGAGGAGCGCCCCGCCTTCCTCGCCAAGAACCGCTACGGCCTGCCGGAAACCCTGCCGCTCGAGTGGTCGGAGTTCCTGGCCGCCATGCCCCAATCCGCCTGATTACGACTGAAAGGACAGAACGATGGCACGTTTCGACACCGCCTTTGACGCCGCCGGCATCGAGCCCAACACCGCCTACGAGATCCTGCCCGCGGGCAAGTATCGCGCCCAGATCGTCGAGAGCGAGATGCGCGTCACGAAGAACGGGATGGGGAAGTATCTCTGGCTGATGCTCGACATCCTCGAGGGGCCGCAGCAGGGCCGCAAGGTCTTCGACCAGCTGAACCTGGTGAACGCCAACCCGACCACGGTCGAGATCGCGCAGCGCACGCTGTCGGCTATCTGCCACGCCACGGGCAAGCTGCAGGTGAACGACAGCGAGGAGCTGCACCTGATCCCGATGACGATCCAGGTCGGCGTGAAGCCCCCGAAGGACGGCTACGGCGAGCGCAACACGATCCGCTACCTGGTGCCGGAGGCCCCGGCGCAGGCGACCTCGCCCAGGCCCGCCGCGACGCAGTCGGCCAGCGCGCCCCCGCAGTCGGCGCCCGCCCGCCCGGCCACCGCGCCCTGGAACCGCAAGAGCTGACGCCCTCGGCCGCCGCGGGCTGAGATCCGCGGCGGTCCGGACATCGCCAGACCCGAGAGACCGACCATGACCAACATTACTGACGCGGCCTGCGCGGCCGCGAACGCCCCCGGCTTGCCTGATGACACCCGGCGCCTGATCGAGATCGAGGACGCCATCGCGAAGATCCGCACGCAGATCGCGACCGCCGATCTGACGCGGCAGCGGACGGCAAAGCCGATCGACCCCGACTGGTTTCACCGCGCGCGCACGGCGCTGCGCCATCTCAATCGCGAGCGGGCCGAGATCGTGGCCCGTCAGGGCGGTCGCCGTAGGCGCGAACGGCTCAAGGACATGATCATCGCCGTCTTGCGGGAACGCCACGACAGCGCCGCCTGGACCGCGGTGCTGGCGGAGGCGCGGGCGCGGCTCGAGCGGGAGGAGGCATGCTGATGGCCGAGCTTCCCGAACCCCCGACGCCGACCCTCTCCGCGATCTACGCCTCCTTCGAGGCGCGGCAGGGCGACGGCTTCCGCGACCACCTCGGCGCCTCGCTGATTGGCAAGTCCTGCGCCCGCGCGCTCTCGTACGACTTCCGCTGGGCGACGCCCGCGCGGCACACCGGCCGCATCCTGCGGCTGTTCGAGACCGGCCAGCTGGAAGAGGCCCGGCTCGTCCGCGACCTGCGCGCGACCGGCGCGACGGTGCTGGAGGTCGATCCCGAGACCGGGCGGCAGTTCCGCGTCGAGGCGTTGGCTGGGCATTTCGGCGGCTCGCTCGACGCCGTCGCCCTCGGGCTCCTGGAGGCGCCGAAGACCTGGCACGTCGTCGAGTTCAAGACGCATTCCGCGAAGAGCTTCGCCGAGCTGGTCGCCAAGGGCGTCGCGCTCGCCAAGCCCCAGCACGCCGCGCAGATGCAGGTGTACATGCACCTGACGGGCATCACGCGGGCGCTCTACGTCGCGGTCTGCAAGGACACCGACGCGCTGCACATCGAGCGCGTCCCGGCCGACCCCGAGATGGGCGAGCGCCTGCTCGAGAAGGCGGGGCGGATCATCTTCGCCCAGCATCCGCCCGAACGGATCAGCGCGGATCCCGCCTGGTTCGAGTGCCGGTTCTGCGACCACCATGGGCTCTGCCACGGCGAGGATGCCGCGGCGGTCACCTGCCGGTCCTGCCTGCATTCGACGCCCATCGAAGGTGGCTGGCACTGCGCGCGCCACGACCGGCTGATCGACCCGGCCGACCAGCGCCGCGCCTGCGCCCGGCACCTGTTCATCCCCGATTTGGTCCCCGGCGAGGTGACCGACCCAGGCGAGGACTTCGTCTCCTACCGCATGCGCGACGGCTCCCCCTGGACCAACGACGCCCGCGAAGAGGAGGCCGCCGCATGCTGACCCTGCGCCCCTACCAGCAGGCCGCGATCGCCTCGATCTACGGCTATTTCGAGAAGGAGAGCGGCAACCCGCTCGTCGTGATCCCCACGGCCGGCGGCAAGAGCCTCGTCATGGCCGCCTTCATCGACGGCGTTCTCAAGGCCTGGCCGGACCAGCGCGTGCTGGTCGTCACTCATGTTCGGGAACTGATCGCGCAGAACCATGCCGAGATGCTGGGGCTCTGGCCCGAGGCGCCGGCGGGCATCTACTCGGCCGGTCTCGGCCGCCGCGACGCGCGGGCCCGGATCCTCTTCGCCGGCATCCAGTCGATCCACGACAAGGCGACGCGCATCGGCCATGCCGATCTGGTGCTGATCGACGAGGCCCATCTGATCCCCGGCCGGTCGAACACCATGTAGCGCCGTTTCCTCAATGACCTGCAGGCGATCAACCCGGCGCTCAAGGTGATCGGTCTGACGGCGACGCCCTTCCGACTCGACAGCGGCATGCTGCACGAGGGCGAGAATGCGCTCTTCACCGACATCGCCTACGAGGTGTCGGTCCGCGACCTGATCGATCAGGGCTATCTCTCCCCGCTGATCTCGAAGCAGACGAAGACCCGGCTCGACGTGACCGGCGTGGGATCGCGCGGCGGCGAGTTCATCGCGCGCGACCTCGAGGACGCGGTCGACCAGGACGCCATCACGCGCGCGGCCGTGGCCGAGGTGATCGCGCATGGAGAGACGCGCCGGTCCTGGCTCGCCTTCTGCTCGGGCGTCCGCCACGCCACCCACGTCGCCGAGGAGTTCCGCCGACGCGGGGTGAGCTGCGCCACCATCTTCGGCAAGAGGCCCAAGGACGAGCGTGACGCGATCATCGCCGCCTTCAAACGCGGCGAGATCAGGGCGCTGGCGTCGATGGGCGTGCTGACAACGGGCTTCAACGCGCCGGCCGTGGACCTGATCGACATGCTGCGGCCCACGAAATCGGCCGGGCTCTACGTCCAGATGGCTGGGCGGGGCACGCGGCTCGCCGAGGGCAAGGAGAACTGCCTCGTTCTCGATTTCGCGGGCAATGTCCGCCGGCATGGCCCCATCGATCTCGTGCGGCCGAAGCGGCCGGGTGGTCAGGGCGACGGCCCGCCGCCCACCAAGATCTGCCCCGAGTGCGGGACCATCGTGGCCATCGCGGCCCTCGAATGTCCAGGCTGCGGCTTCGAGTTCCCCGGCCGCGAGGTGAAGCTGGAGCCGACCGCCTCGACGCTGGAGGTTTTGTCTACCGGCAAGCCGCAATGGGTCGGCGTCACCGACGTCACCTACAGCCGCCACGAGAAGCGGGGCGGCCGGGTCTCGCTGAAGGTCACCTACCGCTGCGGTCTCGCATTCCACACGGAATGGGTCTGCTTCGAGCATGAGGGCTATCCGCGCCGGAAGGCCGCGAGCTGGTGGCGCGAGCGGGCGCCCGAGCTGGAGGTGCCCGAGTCCGTCGACGAGGCGCTCATGCTGGCCGACCGGCTGCGCCGCCCCACCGAGATCGCCGTTCGCCCCGCGGGCCGCTTCACAGAAATCACCGCCTACAGGTTCGCCCCATGCCTTACGTCCGTGCCGGGCTCTGCGCCGTTTGCCACCGAGAACCCCGTGGCTGGGGCTGGTTCGACGCGCGCTTCCGCGTCTCCGACCCGCGGCGCGACACGAGTCGCAGAGACCTCTGCAGCCGGGCTTGCCAGGACATCTGCCACCGGAGGTCGGGCATGATCGATCCTACCCCCAATGAGACGGCGGCCATGGTCGAGGGCGGCAAGGCCGGCGGCGCCTATCTCGACAGCCTCGGCCGGACCGATCTCGCCCAGCTTAGCGAGGAGGAGTGGGACACCTTCGTCGAGGTGATCGTCACCGGCTACTGCGACCACCTGCGCGAGCTGGCGGCGAAGGATCGCGCGCGGCTCGACGGCATGATCTCGGAGGTGCCCTTCTGATGGCGGACACCTCGTGGATGGCGCGCGTCGGCGCGCGTCTCGTGACCAACGGCTACGCGATCCTGCCGATCGCGCCCGGCACCAAGAAGCCCGGCCAGTTCGCCCGCGCGGCCTGGCACGACTACCCGCAGTGGAACCGGCATGCGAGCCGCGCCACGACCGAGATCGAGGTCGCAACCTGGTCGACCTGGCCCGACTGCGGCGTCGGGCTCGTCGGCGGTGCGGTCGCCGCGCTCGACATCGATATCGCCGAGGATGGCGACCTGGCGCTCCGCATCGAGCGGCTCGCCCGCGAACAGCTGGGCGACACGCCGGCGCTCAGGATCGGCAAGCCGCCAAAGCGGCTGCTGGTCTATCGCACGACCGAGCCCTTCGCCGGGATCCGGCGCGCGCCCCTGGAAATGCTCTGCCTCGGACAGCAGTTCGTGGCCTATGCCGAGCATCCCGACACCGGCCTGCCCTATGCCTGGCCGGACGAGGGGCTTGCGGATCTCGACATCGAGAGCCTGCCCGAAATCGACGCCGAACAGGCGGCGGCCTTCCTCGACGAGGCGCTGGCACTGATCCCGCCCGAGCTGCGCCCGAAGAGCCTCGGTGCGAAGGGCGCGAACGGGGCCGGGCATCCTTGTCTGCCGGCGCACGCACAAGCCGGCACGGTGGCGGCGATCCGGAGCGCGCTCGCCTGGTTGCCGAACGCCGAGCTCGACTACGACAGCTGGATGCGCATCGGCATGGCGCTGAAGGGCGCGCTGGGCGAGGAGGGCGCGACGCTCTTCGCCGACTGGTCGGCGCAGGCGGCCAAGAACGAGCCCGCCGCGACGGCCAAGGCATGGGCGAGCTTCAGGCCCGCGCGGATCGGCGCCGGCACGATCTATCACCTCGCCATGGAGAAGGGCTGGCGCCCCGACCCCGACCTGCTGCTCGACGGCAGTCAGAAGGCTTGTGCGGCCGACGCGCATCCCGCGGCGGGCCTTCTCGCGCGGCTCGCCCAGCCCGAAGCCCCGATGCCGATCCTCCCGCCTGCGCCGTCCTTCACGCTGACGATCCCGGGCGGGCTCGTGGGCGATCTCGCGCGGTACATGATCGACACCGCGCGCAGACCGCAGCCGCTTCTCGCGGTGGGCGCGAGCCTCTGCGCCCTCGGCGCGCTGATGGGGCGGCGCTACCGCACGGCGACCGACCTGCGCACGAACCTCTATGTCGTCGGCATCGCGGACAGCGGGTCGGGCAAGAACCACGCCCGCGAGGTCGTCAACGAGCTGTTCTTCGCGGCGGGGCTGGCGCACCACCTCGGCGGCAACAAGATCGCCTCGGGCGCAGGGCTGCTGACCGCGCTCCACCGTCAGCCGGCGATCCTGTTCCAGATCGACGAGTTCGGGATGTTCCTCGCGGCGGCGGCCGACCGGAAGCGCAGCCCGCGCCATGTCACCGAGATCCTCGACAACATGACCGAGCTCTACACCGCAGCCTGCGGAGTCTTCCTCGGCGCGGAATACGCCAACCGGGACGGCTCGAACGAGCGCCGCGATATCGTCCAGCCCTGCCTCTGCGTTTACGGCACGACGACGCCGCTGCATTTCTGGGGGGCGCTGCAGGGCGCCAACGTGGTGGACGGCTCGCTCGCCCGGTTCATCATCCTGCCGAGCGAGGAGGACTATCCGGACGAGAACCGCCGAGCCGGGCTTCGCAATTCGCCGCGGCCGTTGATCGAGGGGCTACAGCGACTCGCCGAGGGCGGTGGCCGGACCAGCGGAAACCTGGCCGGCAAGACCTCCGGTCCCGAGACCGCCGTCGATCCGATGACGGTGCCGATGGACGACGACGCGCAGGCGCGCTTCGACGCGCTGGGTGAGGAGATCACAGCCGAGCTCAGGGCCGCGGCAGGCACATTCCAGACGCCGATCCTCGCCCGGATCGCGGAGAACGCGGCCAAGGTCGCGCTCATCCTCGCCGTGGGACGCGATGCGGTCCACCCCGTCATCCGGGTCGAGGATGCCGTCTGGGCCATCGACTTCGTGCGCCATTTCGCACGGCGCACCATCGACGCCGTCGAGCGCCACGTCGCCGACACCGAGACCGAGGCGCATCTGAAACGCCTGCGCGAGATCATCCGCAAGGCAGGGGCGGCCGGCGTCACCAAGTCCGAGCTGACCCGCGCCTCGCAATGGCTCCGGGCGCGCGATCGCGACGACATCCTGCTCACGCTGGTCGAGAGCGGCGACATCGCCACGGTCGAGCAGGAAACCGGGGGGCGGAAGGCCATGCGCTTCCGGGCGATGCGGTGAGGGCCGTGACGATGCTTCCTTCAACGGCCCCCATCCTTCATTTGAAGGAAGGTCCTGCCCAAGCCTCTGTCCCGAAACGGAAATCCGGCGCAGGGGGCTTCTTTCAATATTTCACGCAAGACGACCCGCGCGCGTGGGTGGGGATGGACGACACATACATACCCCATGAAGTAACTGAAATCTTGAAAGAAGAGATTTATCCTCATTCTGTCAGTGGCTTGCGGCCCCACTTCCTTCAAGCGGACGGGGTGAAGCCATTGAAGGAAGCGCCGGGCGCCCCCGGCATCGACGACGTGACCGTGACCAGACCTCGAGATCCCGGTCCGGGCGCGCGTGCTGCCCTCACCCGGCAGCCGTGCCGCCCCGGCCTCTCAATCGAAGAGGAGGTCGTCATGGACCGCTCCCCACACATCGCCCCGGCGCCTCTCGCGGCTGCCGGCACTCTCGGCCGCTGCATTCTCGCGCTGGATCTCGGCACCAGCACCGGCTGGGCGTTGCGCTCGGCCGAAGGGCTGATCACCAGCGGGACCGCAAGCTTCAGGCCCGGCCGCTATGACGGTGGCGGCATGCGCTATCTGCGCTTCACGAACTGGCTCACCGAGATCGACCGCCTGTCGGGACCGATTGCCGCAATCTGGTTCGAGGAGGTGCGTCGGCACGCCGGAACCGATGCGGCCCATGTCTATGGCGGGCTCATGGCCACGCTGACCGCATGGGCCGAGCTGCGGGGCGTGCCCTATGCCGGCGTTCCTGTCGGCACGATCAAGCGTCATGCCACCGAAAAGGGCAACGCGCCGAAGGAAGCGATGATCGCGTCCGCGCGGGCCCGGGGCTTCAGTCCCGTTGACGACAACGAGGCCGACGCCATCGCGCTCCTGCTCTGGGCGATCGAGACGAACGGGGGTGTCGCATGAGGTGGCATCCCAAGGGCTACGGCGGCCATCGCCGGGATCCGGAACAGGTGAAGCGTGAGGGCTGGCGCGAGCAGGGTCTGTTCGCCGTCTCGCTCGAGGACACCCGCCTGACCTGGCCGGAACGCGAACTCGTCCGCCAGCTGGGTGAAAAGCTCTACGGGCCACGCCCCTCCGACGAGGGAGGGCGCCATGGATAAGTGGACTCCGTCTCTCGTCGAGGCCCGCCTCGCCGAAGCGGCCTTCGTGCTCAAGCGCCTGCCCGAGCCGCGACGGCAGGGCTACTTCAGCACGTGGCCCGAGATCATCCACTCCTTCGCCGACAAGGTGGGCCAGGAGCCGAAGCCCATGCGCGTGCTTCCCTCGCCGCAGGCGATCAGCCGGATGGAGGAGACGCTCACCTGGACCGCCTGCCTCGACCCCGTCGACGGCAAGATCGCCTGGATGCGCGCCCATGGCGAGCGGTGGAAGACCATCTGCTGGACGGTCGGACTGCAGCGCTCCGCCGCCCATCAGCACTGGCTCTACGGGCTCTGTGTCATCTCGCTGAAGCTCAACCGGCGTCGGTTCAACCGCAACCTGTCGAAGCGGCGCGTGATCGAACTGGCCGGTGGCGCGTAACCCTGCGCGCCAGAGGGGAAGGTGTGCGGCGGACAGTTTTCGACGGGACAGAAACCCGGTTCGGGGGCTAGGTTCGGGATAAGCTCGGGAGAGGCGCGCGCGGCGCGGTCCCGAGCGAAACCATCCTTTCGTTGGCGGGTCCGCTAAGAAAGGAAAGGCGCTGATCCTCTCCTTGCGGACCGCTGTCCGCCCCACCACGCCCCTCGGCCGAGTTCGCGGTTCCTTCCGCGCGACCTGCGTATGCTGGCGGGCTTGGCTCGGCATTTCGCCAGCGTCAGGGCCGGATTTTCGGGAAGCCACCCGGAAGCCGGAGCCAACCGCCTCCCGCGCAAACCCCAATCAAAGCTGGCCTTCGGGCCGGATACCCCGGACGCCGCCGGACCCCGCCTGGAGTCCGGCGCGGCATCCGGAGTCCGGAGTCCGGCCGGCATCCACCTCATCGACGGAAACCACCCGCCCATGACACTGAGCTTCGCCCCCGAGCGGATCGAGACGTGGCCGCTGGCCAAGCTCCAGCCCTACGCGAAGAACGCGAAGGTGCACGGGCCCGACCAGGTCGCGAAGATCGCCGCCAGCATGGCGGAGTTCGGCTGGACCGTGCCCTGCCTCGTTGGTGAGGACGGCGAACTGATCGCGGGCCACGGGCGCGTGCTCGCGGCGACGCAGCTCGGGCTGACCGAGGCGCCGGTGATCGTGCTGGGGCATCTGACCGAAGCGCAACGCCGGGCGTATCGGATCGCGGACAACAAGCTGACGGAACTCGGCAGCTGGGACGAGGCGCTGCTGTCGGCAGAACTGCAGGACCTGCTCGCGGACGATTACGATCTGTCGCTGGTCGGGTTTTCCGACGGCGAACTCGACAAGCTGCTGGCCTTCGATCCGGACGGGGGCGGTGAAGAAGAGCGAGGCGCCGGGGGCTCGGTGCCTCCGGTGACCATCCCCGAGCCGCCGCGCAATCCGGCCTCGCGCACGGGCGATCTGTGGATCCTCGGCGACCACCGGCTGCTCTGCGGGGACAGCACCAGCCGCGACGATGTTCGCCGCCTGATGAACGGCGAGCGCGCGGTGCTGTTCGCGACGGACCCGCCATACCTCGTCGATTACGACGGCTCGAACCATCCGACCCGCAACAAGGACTGGTCCGCGTCCTACGGCACGACCTGGGACGACAGTTCGCAGGGTGCGGAGCTCTATGACGGCTTCATCGCTGCGGCCGTGGCCGAAGCGATCACCGACGATGCGGCCTGGTACTGCTGGCACGCCTCCCGCCGCCAGGCGATGCTCGAGGCCTGCTGGGAGAAGGCGGGGGCCTTGGTCCATCAGCAGATCATCTGGGTGAAGGACCGGGGCGTTCTGACTCGCTCGCACTACCTCTGGAAGCACGAACCCTGCTTCATGGGCTGGCGCCGTCCGAACCGCCCGCCGAAGGTGGCCGAGCAGACACTGCCCTCGACCTGGGAGATGCCGTCCTTCGCCAAGGACGAGCGGCCCGACCACCCGACCCCGAAACCGCTCGACGCCTTCGGAATCCCGATGCGCCAGCACGTCGCCCGCGGCGGCCTCTCTTACGAGCCGTTCTCGGGCTCCGGTTCGCAGATCATGGCGGGCGAAGCCAACGGCCGCCGCGTCTTCGCGATGGAAATCAGCCCGGCCTATGTCGATGTCGCCGTGGAACGCTGGCAGGCCAAAACAGGCCGCGACGCGGTCCTCGACGGCGATGGACGGACCTTCGCCGAGGTGAAGGCCGAACGGCTGGGCGAGACTCCGGCCGCGGCCGAGGGGGCCCACGCGGCCTAACGACGTGGATGGCGTGGCTCTACCTTCCACCGGCCTGCCGGCCGGAGCCGGCGACGCGTGCCTCTTCGGCCTCTCGCTCTGCTCCGGCGCCGGCGGGCTCGACCTCGGGCTGCACCTCGCATGCGCCGTGTATCGCACTGTGGGTCACGTCGAGCGGGACGCCTACGCCGCGGCCATCCTCGTGGCGCGGATGGAAGACGCGGCCCTGGATCGGGCGCCTGTCTGGGACGACGTTGGAACCTTCGA